CTACCTGTGTTGACGCCAGCACTATTGACATATCTCAGAGAGGATGTCGTTTTGATAGATCCAAAGGTTGTTCCTTCAGTGTAACTAATTCTAGTTTCAGTTGCCCCACCACCAACTGTTTCTACACGAGAAACAAGTTTAACGTCGATTGTGCTATTTCCTGCACTAGCATCCGTATTGATGCCGGTAATGATACCCTTAAGATATCCGTTGAATGCTGAAGTTGTTCCGAGACCAGCAATGACTGCGCCCGAGAGAGCAGCGGTAACACCATGACCAACTACGGCACCTTGTGCCGAAGGGTTCGTGGTTCCGATACCGATGATCTGGTCCGCCATATCATCGATCCAGCAAACTTTTAAATTGTTTGCATAGCGACCAGGATTCTTGGCAGCGTAAGTAAAGTTGGTTGCTTCAGTATAGTTGTTGATGTAGTCGTCGTAGTTCTTGATCTTAAGAGTTGTGGTGTTGGCAATTCCTACACCAGCGTTTGCAGTCTTAAGTTCATCTCCATCAACTCTAACAACTTTAAGGATACCCCCATATGTTAAGTAGGACGATGCGGTCATCCAGTATTCATACTGGGCATCTGTCGAAAGAGGCTTACCGAAATATTCGATAAGTTCCTGCTCGTTAGTAACGTCGATAGGATCTTCGACGGGTCCAATTTCAAAGGGTCCTGCAATAGCACCAATGTTATCAAGAATGTTATCAACTCTTCCTACTGTTAGGTCAACCTCCCTGACTAGTACGCCAGGAGATAATTGAGGAGTTGCCATGTTTTTCTCCGTGGTCTCAGTTTATCTGAAATTATTTAGAATTATGAGCACTTTCAGTGGGGAAATGTGGCGTGAACTACCAATCTGGATAAGACCAATCAACAAATGGTGTTTTCTTTTTCCTACATTCTACAATTCTTTTGATTGTACAGTCCTTACACTCATATGAATATGAAGATGCAACTGCTCCTCGATTTTTTCTAGTTCTATAAAATCCATCAACTAAATTTTTTGTTTCGCCACAAATTCTACATCTTCTATCTTGTAAAAGAAGATGACCAAGTTTTATCTGACCATCAAAATCCATTATGAGAGATAGTCCCACATAAACGCTCTATCGCCATACTCATCAGTAAACCATCTGTCCCCATCTTTATCAACAAAAGTGTCATCATCAAGACCATTGTTCATAAAACCAAACGGTGCCATATCTTGTTCAATTTGATTTTTCTGTTCCTCATATAATCTCTTACGAACATCCTGATCAGTCAATTCTTTAAAATAATCCATCTGGACCAACCAAGCATAAATGACGAGACACATTGCCAGGTCATCATTACAACCTTCTTCTGCTTCAAATGAGTTGCTCTTGGAAATAAACGTAGTCAGTTCTGAGATAATCTCATAATCATTGAACAATAGTTTGTCGCTCTCAATCATTGCTTTAAGATTGAGTGCTCCTACTTTTTTGACAGTCTTACTCATCTTGACACCAAGTTGTGTCTTCTTACCAGAGAAACCCTGTCCGACAATCTGACCTGCTCTACCTCTCATAGAACACATCAGTAAGTTTTGATATTCTAGGTCATACTGAATAATACTTGCTACTTGATCTCCAATATCATTTACCTCACACAAGATAAATGCGTTATTATAATTCTTTGCTACATCATAGATGATGTTGGGGAACAACATTGGTTTAATATCATTGTTCCTATATTTGGCAACAACACTATGTGGAAATTGTGTAATATCAATAACAACAAAAGCAGAGTAATCTTCTCCTACTCCTCTTGCCACGTCAACCGTCATCACATAGTCATGTCCTTTTATTGTTGGTTGATATACATCTAATCCAGCATTCTGTGTGATTGGTGATTCATATACCAATGATTTCAACTTACTTGGAGCAATCAGAGTATCAACAGATCCAAGGAACTCACACTCAAACTCAATTTTAAACTGTTGTTCTGAAGTGTTTGCAATGGTTTGTTCTTTCCAGAGATCATCTCTACCTGGAACCTCTGACCAATGAACATCAGTTGGTACATATTCATTCTTACTTTTCTCCGCATCATGCCACATGCGGTAGAAATGATTCATTCCGTGTGGCGTCGAGACAATAATGACTTTAGTGCTTTTACCAGAAGTAATAGTAGGATAAACAGAGGCAAAAAACGAATCAGCAATATGATTTGGAACGAATGCAAATTCGTCCAAAAACAAAATATTGAATGACATTCCTCGAACAGCTGAGGCAGATGTCGAAGCAGCCAGGATTTTGGAACCATTCTCTAACTCAATGTTACCTTTATTCCATACTAAAATACCTTGCTGCATCCATTTTGGCAAATTTTCATATGCCGTAGCAAGTCTTCCCAATAACTCTCTTGCTGTAGATGCCTTGTTAGCAAGAATACCAATATTTACGCTGTCATTAAACAGAGCATAGTGTAGAAGATAAGAAACCACAGTGGTAGATTTACCAGTCTGTCGTGGCATCTTACAGATGTTAAATCTGTTCTCGTGAAAGTTATTAATTAATTTCTCTTGGAAATGGTATGGTTTGAAAGGAACCAAACCTTCGTCAAGAGAAACAATCTTGACATATCTTTTTGCAAAATAAACTGGATCCTCTTTACATCGAACAAACTCAAGAACTTGATCTTGAGTAAACTCGATAGAGGTATTTGCTTTTTTTAGATTAGGATTACCAAGATATACATTATCAGACATAATCCAATCAACAGTTCCATGCTCTCAGGGACTTGTTGATTCTGCTATCTGGATCTCTCGCAGTTTTAGCAGAAGTCAACTTCTTCTTCATACCTCTCATTCTCGCACAAAAACTCTTTCTACGAGGGTTCCCAACTTTCTTTGAAGGTCTTTTAAGATCGCTTCCTGGGTTCTCACGTTCATACGACTTCCGCCCTTTTTCATTTAATCCTCCAGATTTGTTTTTACCCTCTTTTTTAGTCCATGCAGCAGCTTCGGTATATAAAAGAGGTTGTCCTGGAGTATAGTCAGAAACATCATAACTTCTTACTTTACCACCAGGGTATACTTTTTCTATTTCATTTTGAACATCCGCCCTGCTAGGTAATTTAACAGTTGGGAAGAACATTTGAATAGAGTACATTTTTCCTCTAAAGGTGAGGATAACCTTCACAATATTACCAGTTCTTTGTGGAATCCTCTGTGCTTCTTTTACCAAATCAGGGCAAGATTTTTTACCATGAACTGGACACTCCTCACCCTCATGAGTGTGAACACACCCTTTCTTCTCATCAATCTGTTCAACCTCTTCTTTCTTGACACAGTTTGGATATCTCTTTCCAAACATTGTCTTCATACCTTTCTTCTCATATCCCTTCCAGCACTTCTCATCAAGTTCGTATTCAGTCTCTTCTTTCTTAGACTTATTACCCCAGTTAGCAGCACCAACCTTACGGCACTTCACGAGGGCACCAGAGGCATATGCTGATGGCCATACAGAATAGCGGGACTTGACTTTATGATAGCAAGCGTCTTTCTTGCCTTCTTCGATGTCAATTTGATCACCAACTTCCACATCATTCTCTTCAAACCAACCTCTGTTTACTTCCAAAGCACAGAGAACTTCGCCATCAGAGGACACTGGAGTCTCCTCAAGTGGTTCTAATTGTTTAATACTCTCGATTGTTCCATCTTCTCTGATGAAAGCAATATCAAGAGGAATTCTTGTTTCAGACATATGGAATGACTGCTGTGCAGTCTCATCAAAAATGAAAAGCATTCCACTATTCTCTTCGAGACTTTCACGGAACATCAGTCCCAGATTGAAATCTCTAATGTTATTTGGAATTTCAATGTTGAGTGGCAGAGTTACAAACTCTGTGCTTTCTTTTACAGATTTCATTTTAGGTTTATCCGTTGAAACATATGTGGGTTTTGCTGCTCCTGTCTTTTGTGGTTGACCTGGATCAGCAGCTCTCTTTCTTCTCTGAGCAGACTCTCTTTCTGATTTACTCATGCTCGC